GTTGGCCTTATTGTGTTTGGCTGATACAGTACAGAATGATTGGAAGAAACAATATGGAGACACTCTTGTTGGCGTTACTACAACGTCACTCTATGGAAAAACCAAAGCAGGTGGCCTATCACAATACGATGGCCTCACACATTGGAACGCTATGGGTTTCTCTTCAGGATCAGTTGCATTTGAACCTAAACGTTCTACTGCTAACATGGTGTATAATTGGATTAAAGAAAACCACACAAGAAAATACTTTGAGTGGTGGGAAGCCAAGAACACACAAGGCCTTCCATTGAAACGTGACCATAAAAACAGGTCATTGAACTTTGCCTATCCTAAACTTGGTATTCCCAAAGAACTTATCCGTACTGCTCACCAACGTGGAATCTATTTTTCTCCTTTGTATAACAATACTAATGAGTATCTCCGTAAGGAAATTGGTGAAGATGCTTTGGTAAAATCCTTTGATACAAGTGAAGAAGCATTGACAACAATTTGGAAGACCAAATATGCCAAAGGCCGAATCAGGCAATTACAAAAGAAAAACATGGTATCATATGAAAACCTATTCTATGATGACCTAATCTATTTGACTTGGGAAGAAACCAAGGCCAAATATTTGCCACAAGTTGGCAGATAGTCAAGTATACCACAATTATGCTTGACAACTCGCATACATAAGTGTATGATGGTGATTCTAGTGACGCAAAACTAGGTATTTTTTTATTTTAATTGGAGTTATATTATGAGCAAACTATCCGCAAAAACACGTATGTTGAACACTTTGAAAAAATCAGAGGGTTACAACACTTTTACTACCAAGCAAGCACAACACCGCTTTGGTATTACTAATGTTTCTGCTCGCATTGACGAACTTCGCCAAGAAGGTCATTGCATCTATACAAACACTCGTAACCTAGAAGATGGTCGTAAGATTACTTACTACCGTTTAGGCACACCTACTAAAGCCTTGGTTCAGGCTGCTTTGAGAACTGGCTACTCACTAACTGCTTAATCGCAGTCTTGGGGTCCACCATCTAATGGTGGTCCCCTTTTTTTATTTTATCTTGGAGTCTAGATGGAAATTTCAATCAAAACGGAAGAACTAAGAAAGTATAGTATCTTCGTTGCCACACCAATGTATGGTGGGCAAAATCACGGTCTATACATGAAAGCATGTTTGGACTTACAAGGTCTTTGTATGCAATACGGCATTCAAATTAAATTCTCATTCTTATTCAATGAGTCCCTAATTACTCGTGCAAGAAATTATCTTGTTGACGAATTCATCCATCGTTCCGAATGCACACATTTGTTGTTCATTGACTCGGACATCAACTTTAATCCACAAGATGTTGTGGCAATGTTGGCATTAGACAAAGACGTTATTGGTGGTCCTTATCCTAAGAAAGCAATCAAATGGCGTGCAGTCAAAGGCGCAATTGCAAAGAATCCTGATATTGAACCTCAACTACTTGAAAAAGTTGCTGGTGACTTTGTGTTCAATCCTGTTAAAGGTACATCACAATTTAACGTTACAGAACCATTAGACGTACTAGAAATTGGTACAGGTTTTATGATGGTTAAACGTGAAGTATTTGCCAAAATGGAAGAAGCATATCCAATGATTCGTTACAAACCAGACCATGTTGGCCAAGCCAACTTCGATGGTTCACGTTACATTCATGCCTTCTTTGATACAGTTATTGACAGCAAAGATTCTATCACAGGTGGTGGTTCAGACCGTTACTTGTCGGAAGATTATATGTTCTGTCAAATGTGGCGTAAAATGGGCGGACAAATCTTCTTGTGTCCTTGGATGAGAACTGCACACATTGGTACATATCACTTCCACGGAGATATGCCAGCAGTTGCCAATTACGTTGGAGAAATGTGATGGAAAAAGGTCGTAAGTTTGACGGTGGTAAGTTAGAATACGGCCTTTTACCTCCTTTGGCGCTAAAGGCAACAGTAGATGTGTTGACCTTTGGTGCTCAGAAGTATGAGAGAGATAATTGGCAAAAAGTGCCAGATTCTAAGCGTAGATACTTTGATGCCTTACAGAGGCATATTTGGGCTTGGAAAGAAGGCGAACAAATTGATGCAGAATCTGGTAAACATCACTTGGCACATGCTATGTGTTGCTTGATGTTTCTGTATGAACATGATATAATGTATTCTTTAAATGATGGAGATGTGAAATGAAACTTTCAAACGAAACACTAAGTGTGTTAAAAAACTTTTCTGGAATCAATCAAGGTATTGAATTCAAAAAAGGTAACAAATTGTCTACTGTGTCCTCAGGTAAAACTGTACTTGCACAGGCCACAATCAAAGATGATATTCCACAGGATTTCTGTGTGTATGATTTGAATCAATTCTTATCCGTGCATTCTATGTTTAAGAATGGCGTTGAATTGGAATTTGATGAATCGAATGTTATCTTCAAAGGCGACCGTAGTAAGATTAAATATCGTATGACTGCCAAGAATATGATTGTTACTCCTCCAGATAAGACAATTAGTTTGAATCATGCAGATTGTGAATTTACATTGACAGACTTGGATCTTGCGGAAATTATGAGAGCTGCAAGTGTATTGTCATCACCTCACGTTGCTGTTGAGTCTGATGGTGAAACAATTAATATTGTTACATTTGATGCTAATGATGACGCACAACACACCAATTCAATTCATGTTAGTGGTGTGGCAAATGGTAAACAATATCGTGTTGTATTTAAGACAGAAAATCTAAAGTTGATTCCTGGTTCATATAACGTTCAAATCTCATTCAAAGGCCTTGGACATTTTAAGCACACAACAGAAGACATTCAATATTGGATTGCCTTTGAGTCGAAAGAAAGTAAGGTGTAATATGGTAGATAAGGTAACAACATTGTTTGGTGACTTCGATGAAAAGCAATTGAGGTCACTCAAAGGTTACGTTGATGAATTGGTTGTTGCTATGACTAATCAAAAGTCTACAGCACAATCGATGGCTGATATCATTGCTCTTGCAAATGATGAGTTGAAGATACCAAAGAAGATTATTCGTAAAATGGCTAAAATTCAGTACAACCAATCACTTCCAGAAGAAGTTGCTGAATTCAAAGAACTAGAGGCACTTATAGAAGGGATTAAAGATGTTAGGTAAATTTTTTAATATGTTCAAACTTAAACCAAAGCATGTTGAACAACCAAAACCAGTAGACGTTGAGAAAGAAGAGAAGGCTGAAGTTGTACATCAAGCAATGACAGCACCATATGTCTGTGAACCTGCTAAACCTATTGTTACTATTGAATCAATGGATGAACCTAAATTTGTACATGCAAAAGTAGAAACAAAAGTTGAAGAAGTGGCACCGGTACAAGAACAAAAACCTAAACCTAAACGTAAACCTGCTACTAAGAAGCCTCCTACAAGGAAGGCATCCAAATCTACAAAGTGATTGACATTTTGTATTGAGTGTGTTACAATGAATTTTTATATTATGAGGTCTTTGAATGAACGAACACATTTTGTGGGTGGAGAAGTATCGTCCTAAAACGATTGAAGATTGTATACTTCCGGACTCTTTGAAATCAACTTTCCAAGAGTATGTAAATCGCAAGGAGATTCCCAATCTCCTGCTTTCTGGTTCTGCTGGCGTTGGCAAAACCACAGTCGCAAAGGCTCTCTGTGAAGAGGTTGGTTGTGACTATATTGTAATCAATGGTTCTGATGACTCAGGCATTGATGTCCTTAGAAATAAGATTAAGAACTATGCATCATCCGTCTCTTTGATGGGTGGTCGCAAAGTTGTTATCATTGATGAGGCAGACTATCTAAATCCTAATTCAACACAGCCTGCGTTTCGTGGAGTGATTGAGGAGTATGCATCTAATTGTTCCTTTATCTTCACATGTAATTTTAAAAACAGAATCATGGATGCAATCCATTCACGTTGCACCTGTATTGATTTCAAACTCAATGGTTCTAAGGCCAAGATGGCATCGGCCTTCTTTAAACGTGTTGAAAATATTTTGGAAATAGAAGGTGTAAAATATGATAAACCAGTGGTTGCGGAAATCATTACTAAGCATTTCCCTGATAATCGCCGTATTCTTAATGAGCTTCAGCGGTATAGTGTTGGCGGCACAATTGATAAAGGTCTTCTCGCATCAGTTTCCGATGTGCAGTTGACTGAGTTAATTAACTCACTAAAGGTCAAAGACTTTGCTGGTGCTCGTAAATGGGTCACCAATAATCTGGATAATGATCCAACTAAAATTTATCGTAAGTTGTATGACGGTCTCTATGAACTACTTAAGCCTAATTCTGTCCCTCAATTGGTATTACATTTGGCTAAGTATCAATACCAATCTGCGTTTGTTGCAGACCATGAAATCAACATGATTGCCTGTTTGACAGAAGTGATGGTAGATTGTGAATTTAAATAAAAAAAGGAGTTATATTATGCGTAAGATGAGAAGTTATCCATTAAAAAAGAACATTAATTTAGAAAAATCAAAAATGTCTATTGAAGACTTTTTTGAACTTCGTGCAGTTCCAATGCAGAGAAATACAGAAGCTCATGCACAAAACAGAAAAGTTAAAGAATCTTTATCTATATTAAAACCAGAACATTTAGATATTGCTCTGGCCAAATTGACAAAAGATATTCATCACGGAGATGTATTTTATCGTAAAGATTCTATTATGATTCTAAACGGAAATACAAGGAAGTATTTTTGGGAAAATGGATTATCGGATTTTATTCCACAATATGTTGATATAACATATTATCCAATAGAAACAATAGAAGAAATGAAAGAAACTTATAATAGTTTTGATAGTACTGTTGCATTGGAAACGAATGGTCATAAGATTTGGGGTTTGTTAAAGTCTGACCATAATTTTACGCCTAAATCAAATAAGATATCGAGTGGTAAATTTACTTCTGCTTTGCATTTTTCTAATCACGCTTTGGATCCTGTAACTTATAATGAGCCAACAGTCAACATGGAAAAAATCCAAGATGAACTTGCCATGTTCATCAATGAGATTAAAGTTATGGATGAAATTTGTGATAACAATAAAACAACCAGAAAGATTATTTGGGATCAACCTTTATTAGCTGCCTCATTTTTAGCACTAAAACATTATGGTACAAATAACACAAAGTTACTAAAATGTTTGAATGACATTAATGACCAAAAAATGATTACAACGTCCGTTTATCAAGATGGTGTGACTCATATTGTTTATGAATGGTTGATGAAACTAAAATTCAAACAAAGAACAACTTCTTGGGATAAAGACTGCGGATTTTCAAAAACAGTTCCTTTTGTTTTATTTTGGATTGACAAATACATGAATGATATTACACAAAAACAAATTGGTGGCGGATGGGATAATATACTAATTGATTGGTTTGGTCCTAATTCAAAAGCTATTAAAGCTAATACGATTATGGCCAATGCATTTGATGTTGCTGCGTTTGATGTAATCTGATGGTTGATTTATTCAAAGAAATTATTCCATCTATTCTTCAAACTAAGAAGAATGTCTTTGACGGTGACTATAAAGACTACAAGGCCTTTATGGTCAACCGTGCTCTATCCTATCACATGGATTGTATTCTATATGCCAATGAGATGAATATGCATCCTGGCATTGATCCAGACATGCAATATAGCTATCTTCTAAATACCATCAGGTCTGTAAAACGGAAGTATCAACCGTGGCAGAAGTCAGAGGTTCTGAAGGATTTAGAATGTGTGAAGATATATTTTGGTTATTCCAATGAAAAGGCCAAAGATGCTTTGCGTATTCTTACTGAGGATCAAATCGCTGAAATAAGAGCAAAAACAAATATAGGCGGAGTTAATAATGATAGGAATACAAGACTTAGTTGAGGTGACATTAGTAGAACCAGATGATTTTCTTAAAGTGCGTGAGACCTTGACCAGAATAGGAGTTGCATCCAAAAAAGACAAAACCTTGTACCAATCTTGCCATATACTACACAAACAAGGCAAGTATTATATTGTACACTTTAAGGAATTGTTTGCATTGGATGGTAAACCAACAGACCTTACAGAGAATGATTTGTCACGCAGGAATGCTATCGCTAAGTTATTACAAGATTGGGGTTTGATTACTGTTGTTACACCTACACAGATAGAAACACCTACCCCAATCTTTATTAGCCAAATCAAAATCATTTCTCACAAGGAAAAGAACGAATGGCAACTCGTTCCGAAATATAACATCGGTTCTAAGAAAAAACCTTGACAAACTAGTATAAATACTGATATGATTATGGTGCCGTGCTCTCTGAGGCGGCAATTTTTTTAACTTGCTTTTTAAAAGGAGTCTATATGACAAGCTTACTATTTCCCAAATTGGATCACTTTATGATTGGTTTTGATCCTATCATCGATATGTTGCAATCCGCAGCTAAAGATGTTAGCAAATATACACCATCTTATCCACCTTATAATATCAAACAGGTCAAAGAGAACAAATACGTCATCGAGATGGCAGTTGCTGGTTTCTCCAAGTCTGACATTGAAATTACATTAGAAGGTAATAAAATGGTCATCAAGGGATCCACACAAGACGATGACGACCAAAATTACCTTCACAAAGGTATTGCCAACCGTGCTTTTGAACGTGCGTTTACATTGGCCGATAAAATTGAAATTAAAGATGCTGAGATTGCCAATGGCATGTTAAGAGTATGGCTCGAAAACATGATAGCAACACAGGACCTGGTAAAGAAAATTACCTTGAAATCCAAAGATGAAGAAATCTCTAAGAAGAATGCTTAGGATTATTATGGTAAGAACGATAAGATCCAAACAAGCACAAGCTCAACGTTATGTACAGGAATTTAAAAATGTGTAATTGGTGGCCTGTATCAGACGAAGAGTGGGATAGATTAAACTATCCAGAAAAATATAAAAACAAATGAAATACTTAATCCAAGGAACAACATCGAAAGGTAAAGTTTTTAGGCCAAGTGATTGGTCTGAAAGATTATGTTCCGTAATGTCTTATTGTCAAACAACAAAAAAGGCATCGTCCAACTCACCAGGATATTCTCCATACGTCATGCCTACCATAATAGATAATGTTAGGTGTGTAATTCTAGATGATAAACTAGGTGAAATTGAACCGAGAGCCTTGGATTTTGTATTCAATTTTGCAAAGGATAATGACCTTACAGTCATAAGTGACTACCAAAAAGTAGTTTCTATCCGAGATTACCAATTTGCCTAAAAACAAAATGTGGTAATTAAAAAGAGGCCTCTTGACAGGCCTCTTTTTTTATGGTATAATAGTTACTGTAAACCTTGGAGTAACTATGTCTAAAAAATTATATCTTGTGGAAACAGTATCAATCTTTCGTATGCGTTATGTTATTGAAGCCAAAGAAGAAGAACACGCTTTGGATGAGGTAACAATCCACTCTACTGGCGGAGAACAAATCACAGAGTTTTCACAAAAATGGATTGATGAGGTGGTTGTATCCTCACAAGAAATTTCCGATAAGAAATACATGAAATTGTTTGATGAAGATAATCATTATTTGTCCAAATGGACAGATGAAGAAAAACGTAAGTACATCAACAAAATAGAATACAAGTAACATTATGAAACAAAAATTTGTTGATGCCTTTATGGATGTTGCCAAAAGGTTTGCTGAACTATCATCCGCCAAGCGTCTAAAGGTTGGTTCTATCATTGTGAAGGATGATAGGATCATATCGATTGGTTATAATGGAATGCCATCTGGATGGACCAATGAATGTGAGATTGAGAAATTCGATGCCTACGGTCGTTCGGAATATACCACAAAACCAGAAGTTATTCATGCCGAGGCCAATGCAATTGCAAAATTGGCCAAATCGAATGAATCTGGTAAAGATGCTATAATGTTTTTGACCCATGCACCTTGTGTGGAATGTGCCAAAATGATTTATACCGCAGGTATAACTAAAGTATTATATGGTGAAGACTATAAGAATGATGCCGGTGTTGTATTTTTGCAACAATGCAATGTAGAGGTTGACAAATACTCTAAATAGCGGTATAATCGTCCTTTTGAAGGAGGGCCTATGTCTATTAAGATAGTTGGAAGTCCAGATAAAGATTTTACGCCTTACATCCATAGGGCCGCTAAATTCTTTTCAGATAATTTGCTCACAAAGCAAATGCAAGATTACACTACCATAATTGTAAAGTTCAATAAAAAGTTGGATGATTATGGCTCGGCTCAAGTTGAGGGTTACAATTCTAGGAATATGCCTAGAGAATTTTTGATTGAGATAAACCCAAACATTGGTGCTCATCAGATATTAAGAACCTTGGCTCATGAGATGGTCCATGTAAGGCAATTTGCCTATGGTCACACAAATGAAACATTGAGCAAGTGGCACGATTTAAAGATTGATTCGGATGACCTAGATTATTGGGATCATCCATGGGAAATAGAAGCACACGGCATGGAATCAGGTTTGTTAACCAAATTTGCCGTACAAGAAAAACTTTGGGAAGTATTGGCCGACTTTAAGAATCCTGCAAGTCCAATAAGAAAACAGAAAATTAAATGGAAAAACGTAGGTTAAAAGAAAAAAACACCTATATACTAACATGAATAACATAAAACACTCCTTTAATCAGCCGATGTACCACACAGAGTCAATTTGTGCGGATACGCTGTGGCTCGTCAAAGGGGTTTGTACCTGTTAGAATCTAAAAGTTAAGACAAAAATACTACAAACCCCACCCTAAAAAGTGGGGTTTTTTGTTGTTCCAATACAACATATGAGTTGACAAAGACCATCGAGTATGTTACACTCCAACCTGTTCATTAAAAATTTGAAGTAGTTACACCCTCTTCGCCAAGTTGGTAAGGCATCGGATTTTGATTCCGACATGCGGTGGTTCGAGTCCATCAGGGGGTGCCATATAAAAGTATATTAGTTCTAAGGGTTGTTCCGAAGGTAATAATCTCCCGACCATAGGAGTCCTAATATACTTTTATATGACAATGGAAAGTAATGCAGCTGGGAAGGCCGGCGACTAGCCTTGAAAACTAGGTTCTCAGAAATGGGATGGGGTTCGACTCCTCTGCTTTCCGCCAATTAAAAGGAGTTTATTATGCCAAGTGTATTTCTTGTAAGTGACACACACTTCGGTCACGCTGGAGTGTGTCGTTTCACTGGTAAAGATGGAGTTACAAAGCTTAGACCATGGGAAAATCCAGATGAGATGGATGAAGAAATGGTAAAGCGTTGGAACGAAAGAGTAAAGCCAACTGATAAAGTTTATCATCTTGGTGATGTGGTGATTAATCGTAAAGCTCTTAGCATTATGCGGAGGCTTAACGGAGATAAAGTTCTTATTCGTGGTAACCATGATATCTTTAGAGATGATGATTATCGTGTACACTTCCGTGAGTTGCGAGCTTACCATGTGATGTCAGGTATGATCTTGAGTCACATTCCCTTGCATACAGAATCGTTGGGTCGTTTTGGCACCAACATTCATGGTCATACACATGACAGGCGTGTAATGATTGGTGATGAAATTGATATCAGATACCATTGTGTATGTGTGGAACAAACAGACTACACTCCTATTCTTTTTGAAGATGTTGTGAAACGTATTCAAGCAGAAGGTGGTGAAGTTGATTTCAGACAGCATGGAAATAGAGCCATGTAGGAGATTTGGCCGAGAGGTCTAAGGCAGCAGGTTGCTAACCTGTCGTATTGAGTAATCAGTACCGTGAGTTCGAATCTCACAGTCTCCGCCAGTTAAGGTTAGGTGCCAGAGCGGTCCAATGGAACAGTCTGCAAAACTGTAAAATCGTGGGTTCAAATCCCACTCTAACCTCCATTTATTATAAATGTAATACTTTAGTATTATGTTGTGTATATGTAATGTTGTAAAAATACAACAAAATACCAGTTGACAACCACCGTGGTTGTGTTATACTTGATTCTTCGGTTGAGAAATTAACTGGAGAATAAAAAAAACAGAAGTGTTGTTTAATTACAACAGACTGGTTGACAAAAGAACCAAATCTGTTATAATTGATTCTTCAGTTGAGAAATTGATTGAAAAAAGAAGTTGTAGAAATACAACAAACTGGTTGACAAAGAATTTGGTTGTGTTACAATACACTCCTGTTCTAAAAAAAAGGAGAAAAACTTGGGTTGTTCAAAATGTAAATTCTGGCATTGGCCTTCAAATTATACAAAAGGCGCTCCATGTGATCCTAAATTCATTCCTGTTCCAGTAAAAACGGAATAGAAAACAAAAAAGAGTGTTGTCATCGTACAACACTCTGATTGACAAAGGTAATTACCTATGTTATAATTGTTCTTTAAACAGTAAATGCTCCGTTCGTCTATCGGTTAGGACGCTGCCCTTTCAAGGCGGAAAGACCAGTTCGATTCTGGTACGGAGTACCATACTAAAATACATTAGGTTACCAACTCTAGTAGGTGACTTNTTAGGTTGAANTGCGGGCCGCNGCATACCTTTTAAGTTACATGAAGCCTTCCGATGGTGCTAGAATCAGTTGAAGTGTAATGTGGAGATTGTCTTATCGGCAGACGAAGCCGTGAGAAGCTGGATGAAGTTCCAGAACGGCAATCACATCCTAATGTATTTCAGTATGGTGTCATTTGTTTTGCTGACGTAAGCCATGGGGGAAACGTCAACCCTGAGTAACTGCGTATATAAACGGTACGTCTAGCTAGCAATTCCGTTGAGCGTCAGCAAATAGTGCGTCAGCAAAACAAATGGTCTCATAGTATAATGGTTAGTACGGTGGCTTGTCACGCCACTAATAGGAGTTCGATTCTCCTTGGGACCGCCAATTTTTAAAATGTGTGTAGCAGTTGAGTCTGCCATAAAACACGGTTCGCCTGTAGCACGGTACTCAGCCCGACATAAAGAACAGTTACTGACCACACATTTTAATTTGTTTTATGCTCAGAAACATCCACGCTACGGTTCGCAACCGTGGGTCCACGGTGAGTTCGCTACTCACGGCAGTTGGAGAGGTAAACACCCCCGCCACAGGGGGTCTCCGGTGAAAGAAGGTGGGATTCCTTCGTGAGCGCCAATTTGGAATCGTAGCTCAGTTGGCAGAGCAGCGGACTTTTAATCCGTAGGTCAGGAGTTCAAATCTCCTCGGTTCCACCATATAAAAACACACTGGCTGATTCGTTGCTGGATTTATACCCGGCTTCTTCAAGGTTAGTGTGTTTCTATATGGAGAAATTAGTTTAGTGGCAAAACCACGGGTTGTGATTCCGTTATCACGAGTTCGATTCTCGTATTTCTCCCCAAGTTTTATTCCGCAGAATCCAAGCAAGGTGCAGGGACGTGACTGTTAATCACTGGTTAGTAGAGTTCGATTCTCTAATGCGGAGCCAAGTATATGGATGTGCCGCCGTAATGGTATGGCAGGAGACTGTAAATCTTCCGACTTATGTCACAGTTGGTTCGATCCCAACCACATCCACCATTTTGCCCCTATAGCTCATCTGGTAGAGCAACTGATTTGTAATCAGTAGGTGCCGTGTTCGAGTCATGGTGGGGGCACCAGTTTTTCCGTGTGTAGGCTAGTCTGGTCAAGTCACTCCGTTTGGGGCGGAGAGAGCGCAGGTTCGAATCCTGCCACACGGACCAATTCAAAATCCGCAAGTTTAAATTCTTCAATGATAGTCCAAGACTCCTTGGCCTTGTAAGGTTCGGAGGCGAGACTATAAAGTTTTTTATATTCTTGTGGTTCTTCTTTATTCATTTCCGTATTTATTGGGGGATTAGTATAATGGGATTACGGCAGCTTTGCAAGCTGTTTATAGGAGTTCGATTCTCCTATCCTCCACCATTCATAGTGACGTAGCTTAACGGTAGAGCAAATCCTTCATACGGATTAGGTTGGGGGCTCGAATCCCTCCGTCACTACCA